AAGCAACTGCTCTCGCTTTTGCTTCCAGTATTCGGACTTGCCCGCCCTGCGTTGGGCGAATGACTGCGCTGCTTGGTAGGCTTCTGTCGCATCCTTACGGTATTGCTCTGCCTCTGGGGACATTGCCGCCATAGTGCCGCCTGTAACCGCTGCGGTTGCGCCCAATGCGGTAGGGGTAGCCATGCCACGCTCTACTATGCTGATAGGCTTATCGTCGAACATCACATAGTTAAACGTAGGCTCTGCGGTATCGCCCCTGCTCATCTGGTCGCGGTAGCGTATGCCGGGGATGCCGCGCGTAGCTAATTGATTGCTCGCTACATCGGGCATACCGCTAAACCCTACCTTGTACATGGTTTCGCCAATAGGGTCGGCAAACTCCGGTATATCTAAAAGCGTGTCGCCATCCTTATAGCTATGAAACTCACTGGCAACATTGCGTCCTTCGGGAGATACAGCGTATTCGCGCCACGCGGCTTGCACATTGGCGGGCTGCTCACTCAACGGCCTATCCCAATCCAGCAGCGTGTCAGGGTCTACGTCTATGTGGGTGCGGTAGAGTGCTCCTGAATTGGTGGCGTTTTCTGCAAATAACGCATTTAACTCGTTTAGTACATCTTCTTTAGGGGCTGGCATATAACGCGAGTCATAATTACCCAAAGCAAACACTGCTTTATCCTGTTCTGGATATTGCAGCAATAACTCTGCCGCCACTTTTCTGGCTACCGGCATATCGGCTGTATTTTCTACCCTTCCATCTGGAAATTTTATCTCACCGTATTTACTAAGTTCTTTTCTATACTCCTGCGCCGTGCCTTTAGCATCAGCAAAATACAGCCCATGCCCGTAAGCCTGCGCCCCCTCGCCCGTTCCAATCTTGGATATGTCGAACTTATCGAACGTATGCGGGCTACCGTGCCACGCCTCTATAAGCCGCTTCCCGCCCTTTGTGATAACCCCTGCCTCTGCATCCTCCGGCGCTAGGGCTGCGCCTGCAAGCAAGGCTCCTGCGCCAATAGGGGCGGCTGATTGGATGCCTGCTAGTAGGTCAGAGCTAGAGGCGCTGGCGGGGTTAAAGTCGGCGTTGATGCTGCGCGGGTTTTCTAGCGGAATAATCTGTGTTTGGTTCCCCCCCAAATCATCTATATTTTGAATCTCTATGTAACCGTATCCCTGCTTTTGCGCCTCATCCCTTAAAAACTGGCGCTGTTTACCGTGGCCGATGCCATCAAGACTTACGCCAAGCTTCTCGGCTAAATTATCAGTGAGCCAACCTCCACCGCCCACCCCTTGATCGGATACAACTAGCGGCTTCCCCTTAACATAAACAGGCATTATGTTAGGTGCCGCATTGTTTGCACCGGGCCACCGCTTTTCTGCGTTGTTTGCGTAGATGTTAGCTATTTCTGGGTTGTCAGTTAAATAAACGCTTCTGTTGCCTTTCGCAAATGCAGGAAAATCACTTGCGCCGCCATGATATAAAACGCGGCTAGTGTCATACCCCTGCTCTGCCGCCCGCGCCATCCTCTCGGCTGTCGTGCCGCCTAGCTTTTCAACCGCTTTTTTGGCAAGGTCTGCCGCAATCTTAGCTTTAGACATTGCCGATCATTTCCATGACTTTAGCCATACCGCTCTGCTTGGCATCGTTGTCAATGTCAATCGCCTCGGCTTCGGCCAGCATCTTAGCCGCTTGTGCGGTCTTGCCTTCAATCTCGGCCATTGCCTTAGCGCGTTCAATATCGGCCTCATAGCGGCTTGTCTCAGCCTCAAACGCTTTAATCTGTAGCTCTTTGTTTTTCTGCTCAAGCTGGGCCTGAGTCTCAAACTGTTTCGTCTGCGCGTTGATAATGTCGGCTTGTGCCTTGCCTTCCTCGGCCCTCGCTAAAACCATGTTCGGGTCTTCCTGCGGGGGCTGGTTCTGCATGGCTTGCTGCTGTTGCAGTTCATCATCGGTCAACTGGTCTTGTGGGATAAGGCCAGCCGCAAACAACTGCTGACGCTTCCTAGCTGCCAACAAGTCCATACCGGGGGAGGCAATGTTTTTCAGGAGAATATCCCCGCCTATCTCAATCACAGACGGGTCAATGGCTCCTACCTCAGTGAGTGCTGTCACCGTCTGGGATTGGCGATTCTGGAAGCCAGGGCCAACCGAACACGTTACATCATACTGGCCTTGATTTAGGTCATTAAGGATAACCTTTTTGCCTGTTTGCTGGTCGATGACCTCCGCGCCCAACGTTTCCATATCGAATGAGCCATCCTCCGACAGTATCCGCACCTGTCGCTCTGGTAGGTAAACACGAGGGATAGCATCCACAAGGATGCGTCCTGTCTGCCGCTGGGCAATCGTGCGGGCTTCCACGTACTTGTTGCTGCCCGCGTCCCCTCTGTCCTGCAATGCCTCGATAGCCTTGCCTGATTGCAAGCCGGGGTTATCCCCCATATTCGCGGCAAACATACCCGCTGTCATACCCACAAGAGATTGCATAGCCTCGGAGATACGCGATAGGCCGGGGTTTATCTGTGCGCCGCCTGATTGTTGTGGTGGCCCCGGTAGTTCAGGGTCAGGAGTAAAAAACGCGACCGGCTTGTTGTCTGTGTTTAATGTGGCTAACCCTTTTTCGTGGCCCGCCGCCTGCTTTTTGGTCATCCAGTATTTAGCACGAGGAGATAGCGCCCCTTCCTCAATCTCGCGGCTTAATGTGTAGTTAAACACCCGTTGAGGGTCTAGCAGCTTCTCTACCGCCCCGTAATAGATCAGCTTGGAGTCGTCGATAAAGTCAAAGTTGGCATACAGCGGGACAATGGGTAGCCAGTTCTCGAATACCGTCTTTTTGGGCTTGTCGTCAATCCACCCGTTAACGTCGAACTTACGCACATACACACAAGACTTGGTGCGCTTCCTGCGCCGCATCTCGGTAATGCCTGCGGCTTCTAGCTCATTCTGCATGGCCTTGAACTTGTCGTCTACCTCATAGACGTTGCCATTGCTCATCATCACCAGTTCGCGCTCTGAGTCCTCCAGATAGTAAAACTGGCCTATCATCACCAAATCAGTGCGGTCATAGTAGCTGTGGCTGGATACGTCACTACCAACAGAGGCGCTAACAGACCTGTCGGGGTACTTGGCTTTGAAGTCCTCCGGCGTGAGTCCTACCAGCTTCCACGCCATGCGAGCGTCTGAGGCATCCTGTTCCGTATGCGGCCCAAACCAAACCGAATCCAGAAAGTTGGGTACTTTGGAGATAACCAAGTCTTGATCGAATGAGTCGCCATCACAATACTTCTGCTCAACTTCCCACCCGTCCAAGCCTTTAAGCACCATCCCGCGCCCAGACTTGCTGAATGTCTCCCTCGCGTTACTAATGGCTTGGATGTTCCTCACTATCCCATCGTAAACCGCCGCTACGTCCTCGGAGGCTCCACCGCCTGCGGGTAATACCTTAATCTCATAGTCCAGCTTGTCCATTGTCTTTTGGACTTGATCCAAGATAGGGCTAACAAGGTCGAACTCATAACGGGGTTTACCGTCTGAACGCTCCCACCATCTCTGTTCCCACTGCCCGCCCCTTTGATGGACAAAGATAGCCGCCTCCCGCGCTTTCTCGCGGTTGTCGTGGTCAGCCTTCTGTGCCGCCTCTAACTGTTGAAGTATCCAATCATGGCTCATTACGCCCGACTCGGTATCTTCTTCCTTAACCTTCCTGCGCCTAGCCATTACCAGCCCTCAAAATCTATGTCTACGCTGTTGGGCGTAACGTCAAATGGACGCATTAACATCATCACTGCGTCTGCCATGTTGGGGGACTTTATCCCCTGTTTGAGCATTTCCGGCTTGGTCATCAGTTGCAGCCGGCCAGAATTGTTGTGCTTGCGGGGTATCCGGCAGACCTCTGCCCGTAATGCCCCTATGTCCTCTATGCCACTGGAAAAGCTAATTAGGTCATCAGGGTTGTACAGCTTCTCCCCCTTGTCCACGGCTAGGTACGTACGGTGCATCCTGTCCCTGAGCATGAAGTAGTATTGCGCCCGCTTGTTGGCAAATGTTTCCTTATTGCTCTTAGCCTTCTTAACGTCCGAGTCCATTGGTTGATAGGGGGCATCTGGATTATCAGCACCCTCTGACCCTCGGAACGCCTCAATAGCCACCTTCTTACCGGCCAGAGCGTCTGTGATCTGCCGCTTGAGGCCCATGCCCATGCCATCAGCGTCCCACGTAAAGACGTCCGGCTTGCGGTCTACCGTGTAGGACATAGCCCAATCGGTTGCCGTGTCTATCCGCCCTTCCTCGGTACTCCTAACATCTAGGACAACAGAGCCGTGTATGTAGGCAACTGCCTTTTCGTCCCCTGAGTCGGCTGGATCATATGACACCCGCTCTTGACCCAATGGGGCAAAGCCTAGTTTTACATGGGCATCCACGCAGGCATCGAACCATTCGGGGCGGATAATGGCGTTGGGGACGGTATCGGAATACTCACCATCCCAGATATGGCGGTACTCGGCAGGGTCTAGGTGCGCCAAGTCGTCTAGGCGCTCTTGTTCCAGTTCGGGGGGAAACCAGGGGTTGTCACGCCAGTTCAGGTTAACAATGGTCATCAAGTCGTCCTGATACCATCCCTGCTTGGCGAGGGTAGGCTCTGCGCGGCTTAGGTACTTCTTAGCCACGGCATCATTAGAGCTGCCCCTATTCATGGTAATCCATATCTCTGGGGGCTGGTGAAGCTCTGAGACGTTGCTAGAGGCGCTTGAACGGATAGAAGGGGTGAGTATGCGGAGGCTGTTCTCTGATACGCTCTCGCCTTCCTCGATCCATAGGTATTTAACACCGGCCAAAGACTTGAGGCTTGTAATGTTGCGGGCTAACCCTTTGTAGAATATCTCCCCCCCGCTCTTGGCCCGTATCTCGGTAGCCATGACCTCGAACTTATCTTCTAGGCCAAGCCGGTCTATCTCCAGTTTCAGGTTCTCGTGTACAGAATCGTCAATGGAATTTTGAAACTCACGCGCACAGCATATGCGGTTGCCGTAGTCAGCGAACATCAGCATGATGTCGCCTACGCCCGTACTCTTGGCGCTTCCCCTGCCCCCTACAGCAATCTTGATGCGGGTCTTAGCCTGTAGCAGCCTGAGTAACGGCGCGGCGACCTTGAGGCTTATGGCGGGGCTAGGCTGGCTCAACACCTGTTACCTGCCAGGGAATGAAGTTGATAGGCTTGTCGCCACCTTGAAGGGTTGTTTCGGACTTCTCGCTGTAGCCGTGCTTGCCCAGCACTAGCTTGGTTATTGCGCTGTTGAACTCCCCTGTCAGCCCTGAGTTAAGCAATAACTCTTGCTGTTTGGCTTGAATCTTGCCCATTATCCCTAAAAATTCTAGGTTATCTGGATTATGTGCCCAATTATCAAGGGTTTGCGGCGTAACGTCTAAATGGAGTGCTAGACCTACGTTGGATGGAATGACCTTGCCATTAGCCAGATACCCGCCCTCTAGGTATTCCTTGGCTTTGGCGAGCATTTCAGGGCTGTAGAGCGTTGGCCTCCCTGCTGGCATTGCATACCCTCATAAAAAAGGGGCGGGCCGAAACCCGCCAAAAAGCCAAGCCCGCTGGGGATAGCGGGTCA